CACTTTCTCACCATTGGATAGTTCATAATACCCGCCACCTGTATGTTTAGGAAATTTCTCATTATTAAACTCCCTCGCATCAAAAGCAGATGCTTCTACTTGATTTTGTGGCATCGATCCGTATTTACGGACAATTACAACGACCTCTCCTGCTTTTACAGAATGAGTCGTAAATCCAAAGTGGTTTCCGTCTTCTGGTCGGTAGTGCTTGACTCGGCCATCTTCATCGCATTGGACAAGTGTTCCGGCCGGTAAATCTTCTGATGCTTCAACTTTCCACACTGGATTGTTCTTGATCGTTACATTCACAAAACTACCTTCCTCTAAATCTGCATTTGTTACAAGGTCAGGAATCCAACCAAGTTCGGATGGTTTTAAATAGATCGTTTCCCATCCCTCTTCTGGATCACCTTCTGAATTAATACCACCAAGTGCGATTAATCGATTAGCGGGAATATCTTGAATTACTTTAGCTTCAAATGTAGTCATTAACCCTCTACACCTCCACCGTCATTTTCTGGTGCTGGTTCAGTGATTGTTCCTACGACAACACCGTCAATACGCTCTGCAAATAATACAATTCCGTATGCAGTGATCGTTTCAGCAGTTAGGCGTTGTTTGTTGATGTCATGAGTAACTCCGATAATACCAGTTTCATCAGTTGTAAAATCGAAAGCTTTGTCAATTTCTCCACCGTTCATAATTGCATAAGCAATAACTAGGTTGTCAGCAGCAGTAGAGTAAATTGTTCCTTTTGGAATGTCACCATGCATGAATACAACACGGTTATTCAAAAAGTCTTGAATATATGTCATACCAAAAGCTGTTTGAGTCGTGATGTTTGCTTGTCCTAGGTAATCAGCCGCATCAAATGGGTTAATAAATGAAATAACCTCTACATCATCTTCATCAAACTTAGCCGTTACTGCTGCCCAGGCTTGAGCCATTGTAGCTTGTAACCCAACTCCAGTTGCTGCACCAGTCCCTGTTGCTAACTGATCTAATAGTTTAGTACGTACTCCCTTTTGAACTTCGTTGATCAACTTAGAATCAGTAATAGTGATTGCGCGGTTGAATCCGTATTTTTGAATATCTTCCATTGGTACAGCTTTACGTTTTTTATCCCATGTCAACTCTTGTGTAGGTCCATCTTCAAGTTTTACTTCTGATAATGGAATTACTGCTCCAGGCTCCACTTCTGTACCATCTAAAGTAACGGATGATGTATAAGTTTTAATAATTGTTCCTGCTGCCATTGGTAGTTTACGTTCAATTCCCAACAACTCGTATAATGTTTTAAAACGTTGTCCAAACCTTTCTGAAAAATCAATTGATAGTGCTGCACCTAAATCTCGTGTTAAATTATTTTCTGGCATATTAAATTCCTCCTGTTATTTTGAATGTTTTTATTTGAATAATTGTGGATTATCTTGAATAGCTTTAATCCGTTCCGCACCATCTTTGATGGCTAAAATATCTTCCTTTGTTTTTGCTCCAGGCACACCTTGTTGTTTCTTAGGTGATGTACCTTTTAACTTCTCCTTCATACGATCGTCTGAAATCTTGTCTACTAGATCACTGAAAGCTTTTACAGCAGCGCTTGTTGTTTCTGCATCTTCCTTAACGACAAAATCAAGAATTTCATCAGATGCAATGATGCCAGACTCAGCTAAAATTTTGGTAGCTTCTTTGCCTAATTCGTAACGAGTTTGAGCTTGTTTCAATTCCTCATTTTCACGTTGAAGCTTTTCAAGTTCATACTCACGCTTTTGGTCAGCTGTCATTTTAGCTAGTTTTTCAGCTTCTTTGATAGCTTCCTGCTTATCTTGTTCAGCTCGCTTTATGCGATCTTTTACGATGTCATCCAATTGTTTTTGTGTAAACTTTGGCTCATCATCTTTCGACTTATCGTCTTTTTCTTTATCATCTGTTTGGTCATCTTGCTGATCGTCTTTTGTGTCATCTGCATTATTGTCATCAGTTGGATTAGATCCACCTGTATCATCTTGACTAAAGAATTGTAAGTTGAGTCTTAATAAATACATTAAATCCATTGTTGCATTCTCCTTTTTTATAGACTTTGTTGTCTGTATATTCCTTGCACCTTTTAGAGCCGTGAGCATGTTTTGGGCATAAAAAATAAGCCTTTTAATGTCATTGCTTAAAGACGAGTTAATCAAATATCGGTCTTGTCTTAACTATTTCCAAAGCTTGTTCAGGCGTAAAGCCCTCTGCAACAAGTGCATCATATTTTACTTTCATGGCATTTGCTTGTATTGGGATCATCTTGATTATTACAGGGATTTCTTGAAGTACTTGTTCAAATGCTTTTTCTGTGTCCGTTCTGGTATCAATGCGTCTCGTTCTTCCACCTTGCATAACTTTGATTTCTAACACCACCTAATCATATTTGTAGCTAACGGCATGCTACAGCCGAGATAGGATCACCCCTTTCTAACTTGATATTTAGATCTTATTTCTTTAAATATGAAATGACAAATTTCCGCTAAAATTAATATGACTTGAGTAATTGCGACCAAGAGAAAAGATATAATTAAAACCACAACCACAAATAACAATATCCAACCTAATATTGTCCATGGATCCATATGATCACTCCTTTAAATAAGATTTCTTATTCTTGGTAATTTAACATTGGGAACCCTAACTTGTGATAACCTTGTTGTATCCATTGGAACATTCCAATTATAATCATGCGCTTTTCTTTCCCGATATTCATTAATAAGTCGAACTGTTTCTTTAATAATATTTTTAACGCCATTTATTACTTCTGAAAATACATCGATAATTAACTTAATTGTATCTTTAACTTCTTGTTCTTTGTATTCCTTGCCGTTGAATTCATATGTTTCACTCATTTAAAACACTCCTATTCAAGTATTTTTTCTAAATTCTTGCCAATAAAAGTAGTCCTGCACCACGCATGAAAAGGCGGGAAATTAACCCCTACCACTATTTCATCAAATCTGAATGTTTCACCTTTTTTAGCGCGTTTGTCAAACTCTCTGCAAACCTCACTTGTTCTGCCATCTATCATTGCGTTGAGTTCGTATTCTACCAACCCTGCATCAATATATGGCTTTGCATGTGCTTGGTTTAACACAAAAGATGATTCAGTCCACACTAGACGTTTAGCATCTCTATAAGCTACTCCAAACCTGTCAACTATCATATTCGACATCTTGTCGTAGTTGTCACCTCTAACAATTTGATCACGATAATTAGTTGTTAGGTGATTTAATAGTTTTTCTTTATTGCTCCATATGCTATCAGAGAAGTTTCTATCATTAATCCACTTGGTGTAGATCACATCATGGATAATAGATTCATTGATTGATAAAAATTGCCTTCCTAGTCCTAATTCATCAAACATTATCTTGTATTGCTCTCCATATACTTTAGTTAAATATTTCTCGAACTCTCTTTCCTCAATCACGCCTAATTCAAGTAAATTCATTTGTGTGGAATAATGCAATCCTTCAAGCCTGTTTAATTTATAAACAGATTCCCTTACTGGTAGTAGTTGTTCATACTCTGGGTACTTCTCTGCAAACAGTTCCATATTTTCAATTAGCAACTTCTTCTCTTTGGCTGGTAAATCTTTCATGAGTATTCTGTATTCAATGACGTTATCTTTACCATATCGCTGATAATATGAAGATATATCCTTTTCAATATCTTTCGATGTGTTATTATAATACTTTTCTAGGCTTTTAGTGAACTTTTCATCATCTTGATTTAGATTATTTATCCACTGTTCTTGTCTACCTTCCCAGTAAGATTTACTCGTCTTTTTCGTCATTTGATTGGCCACCATAATTAGATATTATTTTTCTTGCCGCATCTTCATCTAGTTTCAACCCGTCTACAAGTAGAGTGAATCCTTGTTCGCTGTCAATATGACCTTCCCTTACTTCTTCTAGTATTTTTAATACACTAGTTATTTGGGCACCATTTAATGGTTTTTCTTCTTCAACTTCCACCCTTTCTGTTTCTTGAATGCCTTCATCTACTTCTTTGGTTTCCTCTTGTTTAACTAGGGGTGTATTCATGTCCAGATTAAAGCTATTTATAGCCTGTTCTGATTGTTCTTTCTCGATCTGGTCTAATTCATCTTGAACATTATCAACTACCGAAAGAACGGATAGCTGTGTTTTATGTGAAGTAACTCCAGCGAGTTTTTCGGCTGCATCTGCTTCATCAATTAAATCATTCGGTATGTTACGACCAAACACATAATCAATATTTAAATACTCTTCTTTATCCACTCCAAAATTAGTAGGGATAGCAAACATCATCT